GTGTTACTACCACCTGTCGTATTTGCATCTAATGAAAAGCTACCAAAAGCAGCGTTTGAAGCACCAGTCGTGTTTGCTCCTAATGCACCATAACCAACTCCTGTAACATTAGATGCTGTAGTATTAGCATCTAAAGCTAGAGAACCGACTGCTGTATTTTGTGTTCCTGTCGTGTTTGCACTCAGAGCATAGTCTCCGATAGCAGTATTATCACTACCATTACTAGCATCTAAAGCCGCAGAACCAAAAGCAGTATTTCTAGCTCCTGTTGTATTAACACCCATTGCATGTTGACCAACAGCCGTGTTTTGGAAACCTGTTGTGTTTGCTGTTAAAGCCATATAACCAACTGCCGTGTTGTTATCGGCTGTCGTATTGGCATCTAAAGCTAGAGAACCGACTGCTGTATTTTGTGTTCCTGTCGTGTTTGCTGTTAAAGCAAGATTACCAACTGCTACATTATGATCTGCTGTAGTGTTTGCTTGTAATGCACTTCTGCCTATTGCTACGTTATCATCTCCTGTAGTGTTGTAATACATAGCACCTTCACCAACAACAACATTATCTTCACCAGTTGTGGCTGTGTAGTAGGCATTTTTACCCATAACAGTATTTCTAGTTCCTGTTGTATTTGAGTACATAGCACCAGTTCCAACTGCTGTATTGGAATCACCTGTCGTGTTTACGCGTAAAGCATATAACCCATGAGCCGTATTATTAGCACCTGTAGTATTTGTCTGTAAAGATTTATAACCAGTAGCTGTATTAGACCCACCTGTGGTGTTTGCTTCTAAAGCAGCATGACCTACTGCGGTATTGCCATCTGCTGTGGTGTTTGCTCCTAAAGAATTTACCCCTACAGCAACATTAGTAAGTCCCGTAGTATTAGCATCTAAAGCGTTCGCACCAACCGCCACGTTTGAAGCACCTGTAGTGTTTGCTGCTAAAGCATCATTTCCAACTGCGGTGTTATTTGCTCCTGTGGTATTTGCTCCTAAAGATGCATAGCCTACTGCTACATTATTTGAGGCTGTGGTGTTTGCATCACCAGATAATGCTCCAACAAAAGTATTAGAAGCACCTGTAGTATTAGCAGCCCCTGAATATTGACCTAAAAATGTGTTAGATGCTCCAGTAGTTGTTGCTATTCCAGCTTGCCATCCGACAGCAACATTGTTTGTAGCTGTAGTTTGTGCTTTTAAGGCTTCATATCCAACAGCTACTGAATATTCTCCTGTCGTGTTTAAACTTAAAGCAGAAGCACCAACGGCTGTGTTTTGATCTCCTGTCGTATTCGCATTTAAAGCACTAAGACCAATAGCAGTATTATAATCACCTGTGGTGTTTGTTGTTAGTGCCAGTGAACCAACTACTGTGTTGTAACCGCCTGTAGTAGTAGCATCTGCGGCCTGATAACCAATCGCAACATTTGAGTCTCCTGTGGTGATTGCTGTACCAGCTTGAGAACCAATAGCAGTATTATAGTTGCCTGTGGCTTCAACACTATCTAATGCTGTGTCTCCTAGAGCTACGTTATTTGAGCCTGTAGGATAATCGCCATCTAGCTTGATTGTTCCGCCATCTACGGATAAGTTGCTTGATGCTGTTAGTGTTGTAAATGATCCAGCAGCAGCAGTCGTGCCACCAATAACCGAACTGTCAATAACAGCACCATCTAGGTTCATTGCTGCTGACGTACCAGTAGAACTAAAAAGTGCATCAATGCTATCCAGGTCTGTGTTTAATTTCGTTCCCCATGTGTCCGTAGATGCTCCGACCTCTGGTTTGGTTAAACCTAAATTCGTTGTAGTTGTATCTGCCATAATTTTTTCCTATGTTATGCTGCTTCCGACCAAGACGTTGTACTGTCTGTCTTTTCTGTCCAGGTCGTAGTTGAAACTGTTTGATCCGTATAGCTGGTTGTCGAAACCGAATCGTCTGTCCATTTTAAACCACCACTTGCAGTCATACCACTGGTTTCTGCAAGGGTGGCTGAAACAAAATATTTTATACCACCAAGAGCAGTAAAACCACTGGTCTGTGCCAAAGTAGCATTTGCTCCAATTATAAACTTTCCTGTCGCTGTGAACCCTGATGTTTGTGCGATGGTGGAAGATCCCAACAAAATCAGCGTACCAGCCGAAGTAAAGCCACTTGTTTGTGCAATAGTGGCTTCGCCCATTAGCACAACTAAACCCGTTGCGGTAGTTCCCGAAGTTTCAGCAATAGTCGCTGAACCTAATTTAACCACATGGCCTGTGGAAGTGAATCCAGAGGTCTGTGCAATCGTGGCTTCTCCACGATCAATCTGCCTTGCGGTTGCGGTAAATCCAGAAGTTTGTGCAAGGGTAGCTGAACCGAGCTTGACCACCTCTGCGGTAGAAGTAAATCCGCTAGTTTGTGCAATCGTAGCGGAAGCTGGGAAAACTAAAGTAGCTGCGGAAGTAAAACCAGAGGTTTGGGCGATTGTTGCTGATGCAACAACAGTCAAAGAACCAGATGCGGTTACACCTGATGTTTGTGCTATTGTTGCGGATGCAAAGTGATATGTGGGAGAGCCATAATCGGCCTTCCCATAATTATATTGACCGTAGCCAATAGATGCCATTGATTAAGCCAGTGTTATATCTAAATCACCAGCGTCAAATCTGAAAACATCTCCGCTTGAAACTGTTTTAGATGCAGTTAAAGCCGCCCATCCTAACAAGTTTCCACTTGTTAAAGCGTCAAACACTCCAACATGACTCACCGTTCCCCATGAACCCGTTGCAGTTACAAATTCTACTGCTGCTCCGTTGGTTGCGGTTGTTGGATCTGTTCCTGATACCGTCATGTCTGGCATACTTTTTCTAGCGTAAGAACCGCCAGAAACCTCTGTGCCACCACCCGTATCAGAAGGTGCTGCTGTGTATAAAGCCACATATAAAGTGCTTGGTGCTGTATAAGCTGTGCCACCAAATACATGATTTAATACTTTATCTTCTAAATAATCGCTAAATCCAGCCATTTTTTACTCCTATGTATTAGTCTGATAATAAGTTTTTGTTCTTGAGTCATGCCCGTAAGTCCTGACTCTCTTAATTAAAGAACCGTCTGAATATTTTGCTTTTTCATTCGCTTCTTCCAGTTCTTGAATAGCTTTGGTATAAGCATTCTCAAACATCGGCACTCTTTCATCTTCCATCAAAAATATACTGGCTTGTTTTAGCGTACCAAATAAATAAATATCAGGGTGAGAGGTAGATAACCAATTACTTGTGTTGCTATCACTCAACGCTGGTATTTTGGAATAGTATATCAACTCTAATGTCTGACTTGAAGATGGAGTGGGTATTAATTCCAAAGTTTTGTCCACAATCGCAAAATAAGAGGGTGAACCCGATGTGTTATTTCTTGCGTTTCTAAAAACATCACCCGTTTCAATGGATAATTGAAACAAAGGTCTGTATGTGCCTGTGGTTATTTTTACATTAATGGCTTCTAGCCAATCTGTTGGTAAAGTGAGATATTGAGAGTCTGCTGTTGCGTCAGATCTTTGAACCATATCCCTGTGACGAATATTACGATTGAACTCTGCTTCTGCGTTATCAATAAATGTGTCGTAGTAACTGGTTAAGTCCGTTCTATTTAACCAAGTACCAATCGCTGTTTTTAATTCGTCATAAGTCATTAAACCTTACCTTTCCATGTTCTAAATACATCGTTGTCTGGATCGTTTAACCAGGCTTTTATTTTTGCACCATCGTTAAACCAACCTTCTCTCATTGCCCTTTGCACAACCACCATCGGAATCTCTGCAACATGACGCAGATCTTTTCCTGGTGTTATTGTTTCAGATAACATCTTAACACCATCAATAACGGGTTGAACATTTTGCTTGGTGTGAATGTAATACACACCGTCATCATCTAAGTTCTGGGTAACGAGCTTAGATGTAAAATCTTTTTTGTTTTCTACTATTGTCGTTTTAGACATATTTAATACAAGTATATGGGAGCGACCAATGCCACTCCCATATTACCCAACTTAGTCTGATGTAGTTAAGTCTGCACAAACACCATTTGCTGCTTCGTTCTTCATTTCCAATCCAAACTCTACATAAATAGCTTTAGTT